ACCGTAAATAGTTTACACGTTTTAAAATTATACAAAAAAATGAAGAAAACAATAATCTTAGTTCATCGCGGCAAAGCAAAGGAAATTGTAAAGGTTTTTGGGGTCACCAAGGGGATGGTGAGTTCAAGCTTGCGTGGACATAGAAATAGCGAACTGGCTAAAAAAATACGGCATGTTGCTTTAACGCAATACGGCGGAGTGGAATTGGAACCGGTTAATAGAGATTCTGAAAAAGACAAGGAATAAACACGGATCTAAACTTATTGACCCGAAATAAGAACTTCACATTTAACACTATGTACGAATATCACAACAACATGCTCTCTATACCTGCCAAGCTTCTTTATAAGGAGTGGGAAGAGATGTCATATGATTCATATTTAAAGAAATGTGATAGAGGCAAGTTGGTACGAACAAAGGAGGGAAAAGGCAAGGATAATACGGCGTACGTTAGTTTTTACGATTTGCCAATGGAGTTACAATCAAGATGCATTGAAGAGATGGGCCATCCTAAGGATGTGGCGGTGGTTAATCAGCTGGAGGAATACATTGAGCCGGATAATGAGGCTATCAAATTTTTTGCCCAGCACCGCAAACCAAACGGGCGGCCTTTAAGCATGGAGCAACAACGCGAAAAGGCTACCAATTGCATGGTTTTAAACGCCATTAAAACAGTGTTCGAAGAGCGGGGAGCAATGACCAAGATGTTTGGCCGTAAAAAAACAAAGATTTGGGAAAACATGAGCGAGGCAGTAAACCGCCTTAATACCACCAAATGGTTATACGACTTACCAGGAACCCCACGCACATTACAACGCAAATACGAGAATTACTTTAAAGATGGGATACGTAACTACGGCATTTTTATCCACCGCGGCGAAGGTCACGAGAATAGCAAGATCCTAAAAGGTGATGTGGCCGATTACATCCTATCTAATTATTGCCTACCCATTAAAATGAGCGTTCCCGAAGTTATGGAGCGGTACAACATGGTGCGCGATAGCAAGGAATGGAAGCAATTGGACGAAGGTGCCGTAAAACTATGGCTGGACGAACCGGAGCAAAAACGCATTTGGACACTTGCCCGACACGGCAAAGAAACTTACAACCGTAACTTTAAGCACACCCTTACCCGCAACCGCGAAAACTGGTTCCCTAATGCTTATTGGGCTATCGACGGAACTAAACTGGATTGGATCCACCTTTGGGAGGATAGTGCCAACAAACAGGCCGCAAAGCTTAAGATTGATGCGATGTTTGATATTTACAGCGAGAAAATACTCGGCAGTAGCCTAAGCTTCACCGAAAACCATACCGACCACTTTAACGCCATCCGCGAAAGCGTTAATTACGCCCAGTGCCGTCCTTATCTGCTTACGTACGATAACCAGAGCGGCCACAAGATGACAAGGATGCAAGATTTGTATAACTCGGTGGTAGCGGTTAACGGCGGTTGCCATTTCCCACACCGTGCATACGCACACAATAGCCCGGTAGAACAGATTTTTAACCGCTTCCAGAAGCAAGTAATAAATAAATTTTGGTTTAGCGACGGCCAAAGTGTTACTGTAAAGCTGGATGATAATAAGATGAACACCGACTTTATTACCGAAAATAAACACCTGTTAAAATCGGTGGATGATTTAGAGGCCGCATGGGAAGCTGCCGTGAACATTTGGAATAACATGCCTCACCCTCATTTTAAGGGACAAACCCGCAACCAGGTATATGCACACCAGCAACCAAAACAAGAGAAACTAAACCTGTTGGATATCATCGATAAGCTTTGGATAACAGAGGCCAAAAAGCCAATTACCTACAAAGCACAAGGTTTAGATATGTGGTTAGCCGGAAATAAATATCAATACGAAGTGTACAACGCCGAGGGTGATATCGACCTTGAGTTCCGCCGTAGAAATGTGGGTAAAAAATTCATTGTGCGCTACGATCCCGATTTTATGGACGGATATATCCAACTCTGCGAAAAGGATCATAACGGTGACATTGTAACAGTAGCTAATGCCGAGCCAAAAAGACAGCACGAGAACATCCCAACGCTGATGAAAGAAGGTGATAAGGCGCAATGGAATGATGATTACCAAGTACGACACAAAGAATACGAGCGCGACATGGACGCATACAAAGCATTAATGGAAAGGAGCGGCATTACACCGCAGCGAGAGATTGAGGAACAAGAGTTAATGATTAAGATGAAGCGCACGCTCACAAAAGACGAACGCAGCAAAGTAGAATCAGAAGAAAACATCCTAAATCAATTGTAATCACACATTTAAAACTAACAACATGAATGCCTCACACAAACAAATGATTGTTGCTGAGCTGATACAGCTCGCACAAAAAGAAAGTCAAAGTAGGATAGCCCGTAAAGCTGGCGTATCTACGGCCACCGTTAGTCAAATGATTAACGAAAACTGGGATTTAATCCGGGATGAGATGTGGCAAAAGGTGAAGATTAACCTGCACATCAATTGGGATTGGGCTACAGCCGAAACCGCCAACCTAAAGGCACTTACCCAGCTGTTACAATCGGCACAAAAACGCAGCATGAGCATTGCCATTAGTCACGATGCGGGTGCGGGTAAAAGTCACACCTACCGCCTATATGGCCGCACTTATGAGAATGTGGTGTATGTAGAGTGTAAAAACTACTGGACTAAAAAGAGCTACGCACGCCACCTATGCACCGCTTGTGGTATTGACGACAGCGGAACGGTTGAAACTTTGATTGAGCGCTTTATTCGTGCCGTCAAATCCATGAACAAAGCCCTTATTATTATCGACCAAGTTGACAAACTGAAAGATTCGCAGTTAGACCTATTCATGGACTTCTATAACGAGTTGGACGGACATTGCGGCTTTGTTTTATCCGGAGTTCCTGCACTAAAAAAGCGCATTGAGCGAGGTGTTCAACTCAATAAAATAGGATATCGCGAATTGTTTAGCCGCATTGGCCGCAAGTTTATTGAGTTGCGCAAATTAAGCGAGGCCGATGTAGCTGTGGTGTGTATAGCTAACGGTGTTGATGATGAGCAATTCATAAACGAGACTTATAACACATGCGATGGCGATTTACGCAGAGTGCGCCGCTCAATAGATCAGTATTTCCTTTTAAAAGATATAGCTTAATGATTGCAGAGATTGAAGTAATTGAAAAGGCCTTGCTGGAGGCGGAAGTACCTCCAGCGTATTCGTGGGGCGATATCGCCCGCAAGAATTTTAAAACCTTAGATTTTGAGGGCGAATGGTTGGAACATATAGGCGCACCCGAGTTAAGTGGCAGTTGGCTGGCTTGGGGTGCGAGTGGTAACGGAAAAACAGCCTACGCGCTTCAAGTGGCCAAGTACATGAGCCAGTTTACTAAGGTTCATTACAACACCATGGAGGAGGGCATGCGAAAAAGCTTTAAAATAGCATTAGATCGCGCCAACATTAAATCAATACCTGCAGGAAGGTTCGGTTTTCATGCCGAGGATTACGATGAGCTGGTTAAGCGCTTAGAAAAAAAGAGATCAGCCAATTGCATTATTATCGACAGTTGCCAGTATTTTTTTAGGGGCATGAGTATAAAGCACTACTTTGATTTGCTCCACCAATTCCCAAATAAACTATTTGTATTTGTAAGCCACGCCCAGGGCATGAGCCCCAAAGGGAAGCTTGCGGACCATATTCGCTATCACAGCGATGTGAAAATACATGTAAAAGACTTTGTGGCCGATGTACAAGCAAGCCGCTTTGGAGGCAGTAAACCCCATGTAATATGGGAGCAAGGAATGAGACAACGAGAACTACAATTAATAAAAGAAGGTAAATAACACTAAAATTTTAACACAAAAACATATGGAGTTTAGATTTATCACAGAGAGAAAAGAGCAATTGTTCTTTCCTGCAATTTGGAATGATGCCAAAAACAACCCCGAACATTTTTACGATGAGCAAGGAAAGGTAGTGAGCTTTCAGAGCTTAGAAAGGGTCATCAGTTTCTTAAAAAACGAAAGGCCTCTCTTGTGCCGATTAGGAATAAAGAAGTTCCCGAAAGTAGGTTATGTAAAAGCAGTAAGTAAAACCAATTATCACTTATTAAAATGACAACAAAAAGCAAACACGCCACATTTTACGCACTATTGCGATTGATGGGCATAAGCATGGAAGATAAACGTGACTTCCTGATGGATTACACCGACGGCCTTACGGACAGCCTTACGGTACTTTGGGAAAAGTACCCGGCCTTTTATCATGATATGATACGCCACATGCACGGCGTGGTTGACCAGATAAAAGCCAATGCGCCCGATAGCGAAATGGACAAACTACGCAAGCGTTTGATAGCAGCCATAGGCGGGTACCTTAAAACAGCCGCTTTGCCTGATGGTATTGACTACATAAAAGGCATGGCCTGTAAAGCATCCGGCTACAAAAGCTTTAACGCCATACCCCGCGAGAGGCTTCGCAACCTGTACAACGCATTTACCAAAATGCAAAAGGACTTTGAGGCAGTAGATACAATTAACAAGGAACGCTTGCAGCGTGCCGCATTGATGAATTAACATGGGAAGCAGCCAAAATTTAAGCGAGAAAAAAGAAGCGCAAGCGGCACTCGACTTACTTAACCAACGGATTGCCGCCATGGATAAGCGCATTGAAAAAGAACAGAGCATTGAGCTAGCCATTGGGTTGATAAGGATACGAAACGTGCAAATAATAAAGAGCAATGCGCTGCAAAGCAGAATGACCTTTCCCAAGTTCGATCAAATGAATTATAACGTAAAAATATTACAATGAAGTTCTACGCAGAAATAACCCTCAATAATCAGCCTAAAAATAAGGCAGAGGAAGATTGCCAGCTAATTGCGCTGGATTTCCATAAAAAACTAATTGCAAGCCAACAGGTGCGAGATGATGTGTGCCGATTTATACAATCAGCAGTTAAGCATATCAATATAAAACATTACCGATGTAAGGATGTGCATGTAGGCGCACTTAACTACGAAAACCTGACCGTTACAATTGGCGAGAGCTTACAGCTAACATTTAAAAAAATAACATCTGAATTAACCTCAATTTAACAACAAAAAAAATGAACGTACAAACAATGAGCGCTCAGGAGCGCAAGGACTTGCTAAAGCAGCTGCAAGCCGAGGAGCAAAAAGCACAAGAGGCCAATAAAAAGGAGCGGGATGTGTACAAAGAAACGGTAGCCAAAACAGTTACAGAAACAATCAAGAAAATGCAAAACGTAAGTAGCTTGCTAAGTAAAGCCAAAGCCGATGTATTTAACGATTTTTCCGCTTTATTGGAGATGAAAAAAGAGCTTTACGGTTACAAGGACGGCCAGCAAAGTCACTCTTTTACCAACGACGAAGGTCAGACAATAGAAATTGGTTGCCGTGCAATAGACGGATGGGATGATACCCTTGAGGCTGGTGTTGCAAAGGTTAACCAATACATTGACAGTCTGGCTACGGATATACAAACCGCAAAGCTGGTTAAAGCCATTCAAAACCTATTAAAAAAGGATTCCAAAGGCAATTTAAAAGGAAGTCGAGTGCTGGAACTACGCAACCTTGCCGAGGAGCTGGATAGCCCAATTTTTACCGATGGTGTGGAGATTATTAACGCGGCCTACAAGCCTGTGCGCTCTGCCTTTTTTGTTGAAGCCAGGACCAAGGATAATACAGGCAAAAACCAAAACGTTCCGCTTAGCATTACCTCGGTTGATTTTCCACAGGGTGTAGATGTGAACACAGATGCGTTTTAACATGGGCTTGCTAAT